ACAGAGTAACCCTTGGTTATCTGCATGTCCTTCCAGTCTTTACAGTGCAAAAACGCTTCAGCGTCTCCATGCTGCCAGTTAAGACTTGCGTAGATTGCAGAGCGACGGGAGCCACCCTGCATGACGTTCCTACCAACCTCATTCATGCTGTGCATCAAAGGTATAGGTCCAGAAGCCTGACCGCCGGTTCTCCTGAGCAAGGACCCGTGTGGCCTAAATATTGAATAGTCTGCGCCAATTCCTGCGCCAGACATCAAGCAGTCAGATCCTCGCTGTAGCAGTGCACCCCACTCCTTCCTTGTATCCTCCTCACCGCGTAGTAGCAGACAGTTATTATAGAAGTTGGCCTCCCTGCCGGCATAATAAATATATCGGCCACCGGGGATGAACCTCATATCTGAAATATGATCTTCGAGCTCACCTCGCATGTCCGGCGGCATCAGATTACCAACAGCGTCTTGTACGATTAAATGCGCTTTCTCAGGCCAGGTCTGGTCTGGAGTGTTTGCATACTTCTGTTTGAATATAGTTTCACCGAAGCTGTCTGAGAATTTAAAATCTTTTTTCATTATTGTTGTATTTCCAATCCGGTGAAACACCAGTCCAAAATCAGCTGAGTAACAGTCTCTACCGACCCTACGTTGGAAACGTGTGCAGTATCAACCCCCAAATCAATACCGTTAATATAGTTACGGCTGTCGTTCTTATAGTCGTGTCCATAACGATGCAGGTTAACCAGCTTAACCGATTCGGCACCGTAGGTCTCAACGAGAACCATAGCCTCTTCCGTAAACCCTGAGTCTGATACTACGAACCTATCGCCATTTCTGCCGGCAGCGACCACAGCCTCAATACGTTTAGCCAGCATCTCTCCAAAGAAAGGCGAGCCCAGCTTTGGTTTACAGACATCTTCAGACATCCAGATCATCGCTTGGCGTGGCGACATTCCGCCCAGCTTCTCTGTTGGCTCGTTTTTGTGGTTCGTGTAGATGTCAAGCCAATCGTTGGGGCTGATCCTGAAAAGAGACCTCAGACATTCATACAGTGGGGTTGCAAACTTCGCGTGGTTAAAGCTGGACATCGCGTTGGCAATCGTATCCTTGCCAGATCCTGCTGGGCCGTTCAACAGCAGTATCAACGGCGATGTCCCGAATCGTGACGATTCGCTTATATACTCGTTAAGCATTATTTCCTCCTACAGAAATTGAATGGCCTGAGCCGCGCTGGTCTCACCAGATAACGAGACGCGGTCGCGGGTCAGCCCAAATTTGGTACTTTTCTTTATAAAGCAACCACACTAAGGTTATCATCGACCCAGACCGGATCTGTCGGGTGCCACAGGCGTCTGCGGTTTGCAGCCAGATTATAGTCGCCTGGCCTTAGAATTCTTGCCATTCTGGCGTTCCTGAGAGCCGCCTGAAAGGCTGTTTCGACTACTAGACCCTTTGACAGCTGACGGTCCCTTGCCTTCTCCTGTTGGGCGTTATAGACGTCCAAAACACAGTCCCAAAGCACCCCCAGAGAACTACCAAACACTAGGGCCTTCTCAGCCGTCTTTGGGCCAGCCAAATAGGCTCCTTTGTAGCCGTCAGTCGGGTCACCTGTAATCGTCTGGGTCATCCAATAGTGGTCTGCATGAGCAAGCGACGTCCATATCGGCTCCACCATTTTGTTAGGGTTGTACAGCCAAGTATTTGGAATCGTTTGCATATCTTTGTCAGTGCTGACGATAACAGTGTCGTCTGTGCTTAAGATACCCAAAACGTCGTCACCCTCTAGGTTATGGATGTGCATCCATTCGTGGTGGATCTTCATGAAGGCTACCAGATTGTTATAGGCTGGTGGCTTGACAGACTTCCTATGTGCTTTGTAGGTCGGATCCAAAGTTTTTCGGAAGTTTGAACCGTCAGGCGGGGAAAAAACCAAGAGTATGCGTTCGCACCCCGCTTCTGCTGCCCAGTTTTTGACAGTTTGAAGAGCTGAAGGCCCACACAGGTCAACGCATTTCGCTTCTGCGAGGTCGCTATCTCCGAACGGATCCTCCCGCTGCTGCATCGCAGACTCGGTGTAGGCTATTATGTCTGCGTCTATCAGGGCAGTCTTCACTGTGAATCCTCCTTGGGCTTGCTGCGCGGCACTGGGCGAGGCCGAAACTTAAACAACGGACACTCTGTAGCTGGGCAGGCCTCTACTTGCTGCCTCCAAGTTCCTTTTTCGCAGGTATCGTGGATACACATTTTGCAAAAAGCATCAATTGCCTTCTTTCTAGTCATTTTAGAGTTCATGGCGTATTTTCCTGTTAGTAGATATGTTAAAGAATTTCGATAAGATCAGTCTTGATAATAGAAGCAATGTAGTCTTCAGTTGAGAAATTACTGAGAGCAAGCTCCTCGGCCTCGTCCTCGTCTTCGGCGGGGACCTCCACAGAAATGGTCACACGGTACAGCCCAAGCTCGGGCTCTTGGTTCCAAGGTGCAGCAGGGTCAAACTCCGCGCCGTCTGGATAATATCCTGATTCTTTCAATGTGTTTCACTCCAATTTGTTCCGATTTCATAACCGCCAGCCATAGGTACAGCAAGCTCTAGTCTCTCACCAGCTAATACTAACGCATCAGCGAAAGCTTGTCCAGTCTTTTTTGCGCTTTCTTTGGGACACGAGAACTGCTGTTCATCGTGTACAGTCGCTAAATATTTGAAGTCTTTGCCTTGCACCAACCCACGGGCGGGGGCTACCTCAAAGTGGAACAGCACCAGCGCCATCTTCATGACCTCGGCTCCAGCACCTTGCAAAAGTGAGTTTAGCGCAATACGCTGTGGTGTCTCAATAGGTCTGAGGGTATAAGGCAGTCGTACGAAGCCTGCTGCCTTCACACGAGACTTCAGAGCTTCTAGAAGCTCCCTGAGGCCTGTAATGCCGGATTCGATAGCCTTACGACCCTTGGCACCAATGGCTCTCAGGTCGCCTTTAGGCGGTGTCTTGCCGGCATCGACAGCGTCTTGGTAAATTGTCTGGCCTAGTTTTGCGTCACCCGCACCATAGACCATCGCGTAAAAGAAAGTCTTAGCCGAGTCCCGCAAGTACAGACCGACAGCCTTCTGGTTCAACGTGTGCGCGTCAGTGCCCCGTTTAGAGCTTCCAGATAGAACGGCTAACGCATACTTGCCTCCATCGGCTGGGAATAGGTAGGCGGCCAGCAGCCTGAGCTCGATTGCGTCAGCATCCACCCCAACCATGACCTCGCCTGGATCTGGGAGCCAGCACGAGCGCATCTCTGCTGACTTGTCTACCTGAGCGACGTTAGGGTGCATGTGTGCCATGCGATGGGTTCGCGCCCCGCAAGACTTTATGAAGGGATGGACGTAGCCGTCACTTCCAACTGAGCTCAGCCAGCTCTGGGCTCCACCAGCCAGTTGGCCCGTCTTCTTGACAAGCGTCAGGTACTCAGACATCAGTCGGGCTTCGGGGTAATCGACGTGGGCCAAGGCCGTCTCAGACATCTTCGGCTTTCCTGTCGGAGTGAACTCAGTAGGCCTCCAGCCAAATTCTTGAGACATCCGTACGCTCGAATGATCGCGAGACCCGGGATTGAACATTTTCAGCTCTATCTTGGTCAGAGGGGCCAGCTCGCAGTAGCCCATGCGTTTGTTGTCGCGCTTCGGGGTGAAAATTGACTTTTCTGTAGAAACCCACGTTCTGTTAGAAAAATCGTAGTCAGCGCGTAGGGGTCGATAGCGCGGGGGAAACGCTTCCTGTAATGGTGCATCCAGCGCGTCCATACGGCCTAGATACTCAGCATAAAGATGCTCGATTTTAGCTACGTCTAGCCTGAACCCGTGGGCAGCCTGAAGGGCTAGGACCTGTTGTACCTTGTGTTCAAGCTCTATCGCCTTCGTGTAGTCTGCTCCGTTTTTTGCGGCTTTTTCGATAAGTCCCAGCTGGTACTTATAAGTCTCACGGCCAATCCTAACATCCTGAGCACAGTATTTTACCATGTCATCAGAATACTGTGTCCAGTCGTCGTGTTCGCCTTTAGCAAAGCCGAGCTGGTTGCCGTAAGACGCCAGTTTGTGCTGTGACCGGCGTGGCTCAAGAAGCATACCCAGAACCAACGTGTCAATCTGCTTCGACATATCCAGTGTCGTGCCTGTGAGCTTCTGTAACGCTGGTACGTCAAAGCCAATCCCGTTGTGGGCGACACATACGTCAGCCGCCAGAAGACGGTCAAGCCCCTCCTGCAATCCCGGGAGCTCTTCAGAGTAGTCGGTGTAGACCTGGACGTCGTCGTTAGCCCATGCGCTTGTTGTCGCGCTTCGGTCTGAATCAAACTCAGCGATACCAAGACACCAGATCGTGGTGGCCTCATTCAACAGGCCATCCGTTTCTATATCGAATATAAGTGTGGTCATATTTTTATCCATTTAGAAGGAATTTGCGAAAACTGAAGGCTCAGCCGGTATATCTGAAGTGCCTTCAATTACGTGAGGCTGTAGTCGCCCAGTGACAGCGTCGTATCGTGCACCACCAGCCAGACCTACAATACCGTGTGGTCGGTTCTTTAAAATTCTGAACTGCACGACGTTAGGGTCAGTGTCTTCCTCGCCAGACGACTGTTGGTCTCTCTCGCAGGCTATAACTACGTCTGATAGCTGCTCAACGCTGGCAGATCCGCGAAGGTCCGACAGGGATACAGCTGAGCCTTCTGTAAAAGCTTTGCCGTTCACCCGCTTGAGGTGGCATATCGCGATGACGCCTACGCCTGTTTGCTCAATCAACTGGCGAAGCTTAGTCATCAGTAGATCAAGAGTTTTCCGCTCGTCAGAAGTTTCCAGACCAGAAATCACAATTGAGATGTGGTCCAAGATTATCAGTTTGCAGTCGCAGCCAACAGCTAGGTAACGAATCTTAGAAATGATCGAATCAATCTCAGAGCTCCCCCAGCTATCGTAGAAGAAAGCATCATCGACAATGGCCACCTTGGAAGCCTTCCACTTCTCGCGTGGTAGCCGGGACGGCTCCTCCATAAGCTGGCCTACGGGTATGTCGTTGTCTAACGCTATCAGGGCTGTGGCGGCCTTCTGTAAAGACTCCTCCAGTGGAATCCAACCGCCACGAACGCCATGCTCTTTTTGAAGGTGGTAACCAAGCTCGCGAGCCAGTGTAGTCTTACCAACACCAGATCCAGCGCACAGCATCCAAAGCTCGGCAGGCCTCCAGCCGCGTAACATGGCGGTGAGCTCTGTGTATTTCAGGGGTAGGCCAGCTGGCGTCTTTGTCATCAAATCATCAAGGCTAATTTCTGAACCAGATAAAACACCGTCTGGACGAAAAGTCTTGGCGTTGTACACAGACGATACCAGCTCTTTGGTTCGACCGGCCACCAGCATATCGCTGGCGTCTTTCAAGGGCAGATCCGCAATCTTAGCCTTACCGGGAGTAAGGATCTCGGCAACCGAGTTGGCAGCAGCGATACCAGCCGCGTCGTTATCGAACAACAGAACAACCGAGTCAAACGATTCGATAAACTCCAAGTCCTGCTTGACAGACTTAACAGCTCCCTGAGCTCCGTTGGGCAAAGACACTACCGGCCAAGTTCTGTTGGTAGCCTGAGCGTAGCTAAGCGCGTCAATCTCACCCTCAGTGATGACCAGCCGCTTGCCACCCGACTCCCATACGTGAGTCCCCCAGAGACCCGGGATCTTTCCGGTTACCCTGAAGTCTTTGGTGTCTCCCGGCATTCTTATCTTTTGCGCGACCATCTTGCCCTTGCTGAAAAACGGTGCAGTGTGTGAACCGTCGTGGGAGACACTGTACTGGAACTTTCGCAGGGTCTCGGCAAACAAACGACGGGATGGAAGATCCACATAGTCTTCGCTGTGTGCTACGACTTCGGTAGTCGTTACACCGGGAGTGTCGTAAGAATCAGGAATTGGCGTATATTCCTCGCAGACGAAGCAGTACTTGTGACCGTCCTCGTATACTGAGCGAGCATCAGACGACCCACAGCTGGTGCAGGGCTCCTTGACTTGTTGCATGTTTAACCTCCTAGATTAAGTGTTACACGATTAATTGTTACTCGACTTGCTTGTAGGCCCAAGTGCACTGGTAGACTAGCGGCGCGACATCACGGCGCATCACAAAGGCCAGCCAGACCTTGGTTGTCTCGTCAACCCTGACGGGGAACCACGCGAACCAACGGTGAGGCGTAGATCTGCGTTTCTTCTTTTCGTCCGTGGACAGCCAACGCAGCCTCACACAAGCCTCACGACTGTTTTTCGGAGTATCGAAGACAGAACATTAACACAATCTTCAGCGTACAGTCTATCTTCAAGCTCAAACCCAGACCGCTCATGGTAGACCATGCGTGCGGTGTCGCGGTAGCTCTTGAGTTCGTCAACAAAAGACGATGCGTGCCTTCCGCTTAAAAGCCAGATTCCCGGCCCGTTCTGTTCGTAAGACTCAGCAATAATCGACAGAGCAGGCGACAGGCTCTCTAGTGGTATCTCACCAGCTTCAGCAAGCTGGTAGTTACTAAGCGCAAGCACCTCGATCTGTTCCAGCTCCCGGCTTGTGAATAGGTGGGACGGTAAATCGTGACTGGATGCTGTGTCGCTAATCGTCATTCTTGTTCTCCGGCAGAATCTTTCTGAGCTCACTGTCCATTGATATCAACCAAAGACAGGGTATCAGGATAGCGTAAGCCAAAACAGCAAACAACCCTGCAATAAGTATAGGTGGTGCTGTTATGAATATCAGAAGCAGGACTCGGCAGAAGACTAGGATCTTTTTAATTGTTTTCATACGTCTAGTAGTTCCATTTTTATGTCTGTTCGCTCATGTCCCGGCTCTGCGAACAGCTTTACTGCAATTAAACTGGTAACTTGTACGTCATCAGTGAAGAACTTTCCGCACGACGTCATCTCGTCCAGGACCAGCTTAACCAAATTGTCTAGGTCGTAGCGGGGGGTCAAAATTTTACTGTTTTTGGCCCTTTTGCAGTGAAAAGCAAACTCAAGGTCTACGTGGTTGACACCCTTCAAGGCGTACATAGACACAGGTACGTGAAGGCCTGCAAGAAATCGTGTGCACTCTTGCGAATAGGCTTGGTGACTCTTGGCGTAGTAAGTACCGTATCGGCCTATTTTGGGTCTGGACGCAGGCGCTGGCGCAATAGGTATCGAAAACTCAAAAGCCATTTCAGAATCCATTCAGGACAAGCTTCCTGATCTCGTGTTCAGCTTGTTGTGGCGTCACAGAGAACCACTCTTTGCTGTCGTCACGCCAGTATGAGAGTACGCTGTGTACATGACTCTCAGCGCGTTTGGCGTCCTCGAAGAACACTGTACACTGCATTTTGTAGTCTTTGTAGGGGCACCCTGTATTAAAGTTAGCCAGTCGAGACTTAGGATCGAACGCCCGACCAATCTTCACATGATTGGGCCACGCGGGGTTTGTCATGACGTACACGAATCCGTCCATCCTTGTCTGCTCGCCCAAGTAGGCGTCTTGGTAAGACTTTCCGGCGTCCCAGAGGCCCCGGGCTTGTTCAGTTAAGGCGGATCTGACCTCTGCTGAAAGCTTGTACAGTGAGCGACGTCCTCCAACAAGGCGCTCTTTAAGCGCTCTGATTTGATTCCGGCGTATTACGGCTGAACGTCTATCTTTCATTTAGAGTACCTTAATTACAAGCGAGTCGGATCTCTTAGAGACCTGAGAGTTGTTGTACGAGACCATTGACAGCGTGTACTCCTGTTCTGGGCTGAGACCCCTGTAACAGTAGCCGCCCTCGTATGTGTAGGGTACGTCAGTCGGGATGCTGTCCAAGAAAAGCCGAGCTCCTGTTGCTTGTGGTTGGTGTGGTCCAGACCAAGTAACAAAGACACCTACGTCACAGGCGGATGACGAAGCCTCCAAAGAGGAAACTGTATTACAAACTGGAGCCCTACCACGCGGGTCTATGAAGTTAGGCTCAGGGCGAGCGTCCACCCGTCCGAACCTGCTTGCAGTGCAGGCGTCATACTCGGTGGGAGAAACAAACTCGACTCCATCTCTTACTGTTACGTCAAGTGCAGTTCCGGCGTTCTCCCACTCGAAGTAGTGAAGCTCTAATTTACCATCGACAATCAGGGCAAAATTCTCGCTGTCCCAGCTGGCCTCAATTGTGTGGTCTCCAGCATCTAGCACGCCAAACCTTGAACGCAAATAGTGCATGTCGCCGGCCTTGTCCCAGACTCTGGCGTGCAGAGCGTCGTGGAAGGTATAGACCACCATTCGGTCAGGGGCGTCTACAAAGATGTGGCCGTCACCGTAGGAGCTGTGGAGATCATTGTGGTCCCCACTTACGTTGAAAGTAGCCCTAATGGCACCAGACGTACCGTTTATGTCTGCGAGCCAGCCTACAGGTGCAGGCTCAGGCACAGGCACAGGCTCAGGCACAGGCACAGGCTCCGGTGCTGGACCCAAAGGCTCCATAAGTTTACAGTATGTGAGACCCCGTTGTCCGTCAGGGGTTGTTGTGTACTGCCATTGCTTCGTAGATGTACCCCACGGCTCGTCCAGCGGCCCTTCACAGCGCCCTATGCCGTAGGGGTAGGAACGCCCAAGCCTGGCCCCACGAGTCCGTTGTGCGGTGTCGTCAAAGGCGTACACGGGACGGTCTGTTCCTCTGGAAAGGGGTGCGACGACCCAAACCAACGACGTGGGGGGCGCGGTTGTTGTCAGGATAGTCTCTGTGCGGCTTAGGGTGAAGCTGCGACCATCAGTCGAAGGTCCGTAAGCTTCAGACAGCTCGATACACTGGTTTCGTGTAGTGGTCAGTCGAGATCCTGTGGCTACTACGAGTCCATCAGGATCCAAGCATTGGTAACGATCCTCAGTGGGGGTTACGACGGTGACTAACGCAGACGCCAGAATTGCTAAGGAGGAAGCAATCATTATTTTTCTCCATTTTTCGACCTAGCCGGATTGCTAGGTCGCTTTCGGGGGCCTACTTTAAAGATTAAACACGGGGGCCATACTGGCTGTAGTATCTTCAGATTCCATCTCGAACCCTTCGTCCTGACCACCGAAGTCGTCAGAGCCTGCACGCTTCTCAATCAGACGCACGCTGTTCAAGTACAGGCTGACACCTTGGTTGCCCTGTGTGTACGCTGCTGCTGCTGCCGCTACTCTGATTATGTCGCCAGACGCGATAGTTACTGATTCTGGAAGCGCCCGTCCTTTAGAGTCTTCGCATCGGGGTTTGGAAGTAGTCTTGAAGGTGACCTTGTACTTATCAGGATTGATTACCTTATTACCTGACTGGTCGACCTCCTTGACATCGGTGAACAGTTTGTTCATTCCCTGTGGAGGCCCGTCTGGCCACTCTGACGCCACAGCTGAAGCGTAGGCCTGAGTGATCAGCTCAAGAAGCTCTTTGTCTTCGTTCTTGTCGATAATGCAAGTGACCTTGAACTTGCCGTCCGAGTATTCGCCGCCCACGTCTGGTTCAGAGATGTGTGCATACGCCGCAACGAATCGTGGTGTTGCGAATTTGTGATATGTACGTTTAGCCATAGTAGAGTTCCTTGATTAGAATCGTCTTGGTTTTGAGTCTTGGTTTTGGTTTTCGTTTTGGTTTTAGTTTATTTCGTGTGGGACTTCAAAGTCGATATACCGTGTTTGGTGCGCGTACTTGCTGTACAGGTCGGAGTCTTCGTCGGTGTCTTCGGCAAAGGTCAACGAATGGAGGTACTCAAACAGAGCGTAGCCGCCTCCCGTTGAATGGGACAGCAGGGCTGCAAGGTAGGCAATCTCTTTTTTCTTTAGCTTGACTTTCATTGTAGTTCCTCTTTGTAATGCTTTCCGGTAGTGCCGTCTGGGTGGCGTAGGTTCAGCTTGTATTCGCAGGCGGCGAGACACTCCCCGCGAGTTATGCCAAGCTCCTGCCTAAGTGCAGACATATAGAACTCAAGGTCCCCGAGCTCTTGTACCACCTTCCAGACGTTCATCGGCTTGTCGGTGTAGATACACTTCTTGATCTCGTCCAGGACTTCTCCAGCTTCGCCAGCTATACCCGCAGCAGCGTGGGCCACGGTAAAGCTTTCTAGGTACTCTTGGGGTTTAGACGGCTCACGCTTAAACTTAGCGTTTACGAACTGATCGAACTTCATCTGATCTTCTCCTTGTGTGGTTGCGATTTTGGTGTTCTTCAGTAGAGTTGGTAGAATACAACAATGATCTAGCTTTGTCAAGCGATAATGTGGCCTTGTCCAACAATTCCCGAATTTCTTTGTCTCTTGGGCTCACTACTCGATCTCTCCAACGTGCTTAAAGGTGTTACCGGCTATGATTTGGTAGATAGCGTTTGTAGTTACCCCGTAGCGCTCGCCTATAGCCTTGTAGCGTAGATCGTAGAGGCGGGCCTTACGGCTGGATACCTCGACATCCTTGGTAGTGTAGCGGGCCGCAGCGAGCACACGCAGCTCAGCCCTGATGCGGTCGTTCTCGGCCTTTAGGTCCAGTATATCCTGCACGTCTGCGTCCTTGATCTTGGCTCTGTAGTGCTTCTCGCCTCTGGCGTATGTCATGTGATCCCTCCAACGTGCTTGGGTGCGTCATCCGTTTCAGCGGGTCGCTCTCCGTCTACCAAGAAAGCCATTCTTGCTGTGGCGTTCCAATCATAATTGATCCCGGGACTAAACGCGGCCAGCTGGACAAACCCATCAAGGTCAAGAATGTAGTCGATGGTGTCTGGGTCTGCTTCTTGCATAAATCCGTCAATCAGGCAAAGGAGGTAGACTCCACGCTCTTCTGAATGGATCAGCAGGACATCCGTGTGGTATCTATCAACCATCTCATTAGGAGTTGCTGTTGTTGTTTCGTATTCAATGTACATAGTCTGCTGTCCTTAAGAAAAAAAGTATGTTGCTAGGGGGAGCTCTTTTGCTACGTCGAGTGTTCCTTGGTCTGGAGGATACTGGAAATCTGGAACTCCGTCAAGGGATTTATGGAAAGAATTAAGAAGCCAGTTTCCCTGATAGATATCAACGGCGACTTGACGAATTACGGTACTCATAGTCGGAATGTCACAGGCGTGGCACCCGTACGAATCATGGATCATAGCGAGGTCTGTGATTCCAAGGCTGTCTAGGCGTACCGCCACCATCCGAAGCATGGCCGCATCGAGGCTGTGCACCACGTTGGGGGAGGCCCCAGCCCGAGACTTGGGTTTGTTTATTTGGTCGGTCTGGATAAACTGGTTACGCCGGAGGCCGTCAAAGGTTTTGACCATCCTGTCTTCAGACTTCACATAGCCCTGCTGTATATACAGACCATCGGGGGTCGTCCAGCTTAGGTGACGGCCTTGGTCTGCAAGACAACCCGCTGCCTCCTTAAAGTAATCCATAATCAGCATGGCTTCAGCTACGACCTCAGCCCGGGCAGTGACAATCAGGTCGGTCATGTAGCGCGCAAGGTAATGTTTGGAGCTCAGGACACCCATCAGCTTGCCGGCAGGGTCGGTCCAGTCGTCGGGTACTACAAGGTCGTCAACGATACGATCAGCGACCAACGAAAAGGCGATTCCAGAGTTGGTTACGCTGTACGGCGTGGTCATCAAGGGACGCTTACAGACTTTACGTCTGAAAACGGGGTCGTCAAACCGCGTAAGCCAGGCCTTGGCGCAAGACACAGGGTCGGGCCCCGAAGCCACCCCAGATAAAGCAAGCTCTGCATCACGCCTGAGGAGCCCAAGAACGACTACGCCAACTTCAGAGTATAGGTCCTGTCTGATGGGATTGCTGGTACAGTTAGTCTTCTCAGCGCCTAGCTGAGACTTGCCAAGCAGTGATAAGTGCTGTAGGCCGTTGCAGACCCCGTCTACTGCGACAGGAATGTGGCTGGTAGTCAGGATCGTTGCATTCTTGAGTTCGATGTAGGCCGCTACCGCTGCCAAAGGCTCGTCGTCACCCGCAAGGTTGTAGACCTGTTTGGCGGTATGGTCTGTCCGAAGGAACTCTATAGTCCAAAGCTCGCGCTCAGCTAATGAGGCCTTGTCGTGACCCATCGTGTTTGCAAAGTGTATACGCAATGCGGTTATACCCGATGACCCCAGCTGCTTACCGTTAGCAAACTCCAGAAGTCCTTTGCCTAAATGATCGGCCTGTGGGTTCAGCTCGCTAGGAATAGGATACAGACGACCCCTGAAGTCTGCGAAATGGGGCATGTAAAAGGTCTGGTGGCCCAGCTCTTTTGCAATCTCTATCTTTCGCCTTGCTGACTGGTGCTTGCTTAGGCTACTGTCAAAGGCAGATACGCGGTCAGACCAATCTTGGCCCCTGCGTCTCTTCTCTTCTTGGGGAAGCGTTGCGTACGTGTCTTTGTCAAGTACATCCCGTTTTGGGTACTCCCCCGGGTGCTCAGGGATCAACTCGGGGTTTTCTTCCAAGAAGCTGAGAACAGACTGGTTGACCCGCCAAGGGGTCGCTTGGACAATGTTGATTGCGTCCAGAAACTCCTGGCTTGGCCTAGTGCGGTGCCTGAAGGCTGGAGACGTCCTGATCAGGCTAGAATTCAGTAGGTAGTAGCCGCCGTCGTAGGAGCCTGTAGACTCGTTGAGGACCCACGGACGCGGCGGGATCAACATAGGCCGAAGGGTTGGACGAGCCTGTGCAGCCAAAGAGTTCATAAGATCGACACGTTCTTGTAGTTCGATGCTCAGGCCTATGTCATTGCGATAGTTCCGCTTGGGGATGTCGCGCAGAAGGTCGGGGTGGGCACGACGGACACAGTCCAACAGCAAAGATCCGGTAGAACACAGAGCCTTGCTGGACTCAAAGGACCCTCGGTCAAGACTACAGACCTTCTGTACAGTCTCGCGCAGACGCTTCTTAAAGCGTGAGCGTGCCGGGGCAGACTTGGAGTTCATCTGGGTTTTGTTCATTTTGAGGAAGCGCTCAGCGCCAGCGTCTGGGTTGTTCATCCAGACTTGGAACCGAAGTTCATCGTAGAAGGCATTGCTAATGGCCACTACAAGGC